GTGCGTCATCGTGATCGCCAAAACGAACAATTGTAGGATTACTATTTGCATCATTTATAACTGTTGAAGTTCCTGCTGTTATATTTGACGCAACAGCTGATACTCTAAAAGTATTATTTGCTTGTGCCCCATCTTGATCAGCAGTAAGTACAGTTTCTCCTAATAAAACTTGAATGTCTGTTCCTGAGCCAGTATAGTTAATAGTTCCTGCAGAAGTTTCCTGCAGAGTCATACTTGGATTTGTAATAGTAACTGTTATTGCTGCCGCCTGTAAGGCTGTACCCGCCACTCCTCCAGTTGCGCTTGAAGGAAAGAAAGCTGAAAATATATTTCCTTTTGATTTTGATTTTCTTTTTCTTACAAGTCTTTTATGTCGAATCCAATAATATTTAGCGGCTTCTGCTCCAATTGAGTGAGAAAACGTTGTTTCATCATCGGCTTCCCCTACTTTTACAGCACTAGAATCTAATCGATCATTTACGTCTGATGCCCATATTTCTGTACAATCAGTAGCTTCTACAAAAGTACTTGCTCTTGTCCAATTTAGTACTGTTGTTCCAAACTTATCTGTACTTGCAGTTAGTGCTGTAGGAGCGCCAGGAGCGCCAGTTTGTGCTGTTCCTGGTATTTCTGTGTTTGTAACGCCTGTTTGTCTAGCATTTGAGATAACGTACATATCATCATTATATTCTACTGCTGATATTCTTACTAAACAATCTGGTTGTATATCTAAATCTACAATTCTAAATAATTTACCTGTCCATCCAAATCTAATATAATCTAGTTTTAATACTTGACCTGCTTTCATTAATATGCCTTTTGGCATAGTAGTAAAACTTATTTGTAGAGGAAATCTTGATTCTCGTAAAAACTTTTCAGCATTTATTCTAGCGTTCCAATAATTTGTTATTCCACTAAATTTAATATTACCTGTTTTTACTATATTTCTATCTGCTTTAACAAAATCTGAATTATAAAAAGAAACTGAAGTATTAGACCATTTATTTCCTGGGTCGCTTACACTTGCATTAATTGTATTAAAACTTTTTCTACTTGGATCATCTGTTACATTTAAATTACCAATAATATCAGACTGAGTTATATGATAAACTCCATTATCCGCAGGTGCATTTTCTTGTGCTTCAATTTCTAACTCATATTTGCCGTTTGAGTATGATAGTATACCATTATAATGTTCTAACATACTATTAGTATTTTCAAATAACGGACTAGTAGTTTCTATAACTGTGTTCATTTGATGACGAGTTACCCATCTTTGATTGTCGTGCGCCCATCCAAGCCATCTCCAGTATTTTACAAAATCAGCATTATATAAAGAATGTTTTTCTATATATTTCTTATAAAAAGTTGTTAAAGTTGTTGATGTATCCCCTGTTTTATAAAATGTTACATTATTAATGTAAGTAGTGCCTTGAGGAAGAGCATTTGTAGGTTTTGTACCTATATAACCTGCGGAAGTAACTCTAAATATATTTCCATCTCCTTGTGTGTATATAATATCTCCTACTTCATAGTAAGACCAGTTATTCCATAAACGCTGAAACTGTCCGTGTACATCTTCTAATACTACTTGATAGTGAGTAGTTGTAGCTGTTACTGACTTTACTGTTCCTCTTGCTATTATATCTCCAGATGAAGATCCATCTGCGGTATGAAAATACTCATCTCCTACAGAAGGGCTTGTTGTTGCAGAAATTGTTATTTCTGATCTTGTATCACAAGTTCGAGCTGCATTAGTAAAAGTTTCTAAAGATAAATCATCTAAAGATAAGCCTTTGCCATAAGTTGTTGCAGTAAGATAATCTAAAGTTTGCATTGCTGGATTATTACCTGCTCGCAAGTCTTTAGCTCTACCTGAAATATTATAAGTACTAGAAGAAGTTGGATGATTTACAAAGTTCGCTCTAAGTGTTGCTATTTTTGTTGTTCCATCATAATCTATAATTGTTCTTTTTTGTCCCACACCTGTGCCTGCAGTTATTTCAATAACTTCGTTATTATAGAAATCATCAGAACTAGAAGCGGAACTCGGCAGCTGTATAGTACGACTTTCAATCACTCTTCCAGATGAAATTGTATCGCTACCAGAGAGCGTATTGACAATAACATCTAATGTAATGACTTGATTCGAATAGGTTCCTGTTATAGTGTTATTTTCAATATTTTGAAATTGTCCATTTCCTGTTCCAACTATTTTAAATTGAGTCACTCCACTCAATGTTGTATCCGCCATTGTTAGTTCTATTTTACCATCACCATTTCTAGCAATAGAACTAATACTAGAGCCTTGAGTTGGTAATGCATCAGTTAAATCTGTATGATTAAAAGTAAGCATATGCCAAGTATTATTACTTGTATCTTTTGCATAAAATTCAGTGTAAGTAGGAACGTCATCTACATATGGAAAATTTGTTGCATCATAAGGTCTGGCTCCAAATCGTATTACATCCATCATACTTCCCGTTTCTGGATTTGCCATTTTATAAATGTCTTTTACTGTTGTTGTATTTAAAACGGTGTCATCACTTGTTCTATAAAAAGTTACGGATTCACCAACAATAAAGTCAGAGGCAGTTTCGCTTGAATGAGAAAGATCATCATGTCTATATTTGTAATCATAATTATAGTTTTCATGTATTTTTCCTTTAACAACAAACTCTAATTCTGGTATATCTGAAGATTCCTCTGTTACTGTTATTTCTGCAACTACGTAAGTTGTATCTAATAATCTATGATTTGGTGACCAGTATTCTTCATCACTTGTAAAGTAGTCTAGTTGTCTTTTGAATTTAGTTCCTTCAGCAATAGAAATTAATTTAGAGTTTGCTTCTTGGTCAAATCTTCCTGAATGAAACCATAATTTTATACTTTGAGGATTTTGTATTTGAAATTGTTGACCATTACGAATACCTACATCACTAGTAGATCCTCCTGAAACAGAGACACTACTTGCTAAATCTTGGTACCCACCTGATATAGCTGCTTTCCATTCCGCTAACTGAAAATCATACTGATCTCCAAACTCTCCACTATCTGCAGCATAATCTTCTCCTACAAAGGCATTTTTACCTGGTAGATAATTATTAATGGTTGATGTTGTTGCAACAGAGCCCGATAAAGTTTCTCCTCTATCTGCTCGGCCTGCACAAAGTACTGCACTACTTGGTTCTGATACTGTTGTATTTCTATCATCAAAATCTGCTTTATTTAGACATATAAGAGGTTGACCATCAATATAAATATCATAAAGTGCTTCTACTTCTCCTTCACAGATTGCATATACAACATAAATTGTATCGGGATCATTAGAAGGGGTATCTGCAAATACAGGAATACCTGGAAGTTTGCGAACACCATAAACAACAGGTAAATATTTTGCTGACATTTCAACAGCAAGTTTTACATCTCTATCACGAAACTTTTCTTCCATTGTCATTTGAACTTTTTTCTTAACACCAAAAAGTCCATGACTTGATGTTTTTAGTTTTGGTTCATAGTATTTTTCTTGATAAGTTGCTAATACATTTACACTTGTGTCTCCATGCATGAATCCCATATCATCTGCATAGTCTACTTTAAGAGCTGCATCTCTTTGGGGTGTTCCTTCTGCAGTTAATGCTCGGTGTGTCTCATCCGAAGTCATTCGACCTTGTATTCTACTAAAATCTGCCCAATGACTATTTAATGTCCATGTTACTCTACTAGATTTTGAAGGATCTTCGTTTATATTTGTTTTTGTAATGAGTCCTTTAAAAATAAGAATACTTGCATTTCCTTTGATTTCTCCAGTATCTGGATCAATAAATACTTTGTGTACTTGTACATTTTTATTAAGAAAACTAGGGTTTGCTAAGTCAGTGCCTCTCGCAATAAGAGGACCTTTTATTTCTTCAGATTCTAAAGATATTGTATATAATTCTCCTGTAGCGTTTGAAGTAAAAGCATCATCTAAAGTTTCGATTGTTATATTTTGATTTGAATTTGTAAATCCTGTAATTAAAAAGATTTTATTATGATTTGAGCCTGCACCATCATTTGCCTCTAGCTTTATTTTATCCCCTTCTTTGAAGCCTTCTTCTACAAAATCAATAAGAGTAGAGCAAGTAATAGTACTTCCAGAGAAAGTTAAATTACCAGATACAGAAGTTCCTAATGTTTCTGCTGCTATTGTTAAAGTCATGCTTGAAGCTTTTGCTTGCATACTTTCTTTATATCCTGTTACATTTAATAGTTTATTTGCTCGGTATATTTGAGATCCATTTGCACTTCCAGAATCATTTGTTGATCCATCATCAAAACTTATATCTCTTGCTCCATCAGTAAGATATACAAACTTATTTGCATTTGTAGAAAAAGTATTATTTGCATTAGGAAGTTGTGGGCGTTCAAATTTTACAAGATGTGCGTATTCAAAAGGCTCATTATTTATTAGAGTTGTACGAATTGTAGAATTAACGGAACGTTCAGTAGCCATTAGGGTTGAGCCTCCTCTAAGCTAAGTGAAAAAGTATATAAATTATTTGTTCCTAAAGAGTATTCTCTTACGTCTGAAGCTTGAATAACTCTTACAAGCGGAGAAACAAAATTAAGTGTGCTATTGTCTGCTACACTATATACTAGATTTGGTTGACAATATATTCTGTATTGATCTACAGAAGGTTGTGACTCTCCAGAATAATAATCTGAGTTTGTCTGTACTCTTGTAACTGTATAAAGTTTTGTGTGATTGCTGTTTGCACTATCAGTAATTGTAAAAGTGTCTCCTCTTTTTGGAGTACCTGTTAGTGAAGAATGATCTGCTAAAAAGTTATCTACGCCAGCAGCATAAGCTCCGTCAACAGTAATACTTCCAGAAAAAGTAGAATCTTGAGCATCTGCATATTGTGGTAAAGAAATAAAGAAGGGTTTTAATCTACTTTTTTTCTCTGTTAAAAAAGAATAAACTGGTTCAAACTGAGCACGAGTAAGTGGATTATATGTAATTCTTATTTTTAATGTTTCTCCTACTAAACTACGAGTAACAACTCTTCCACTATTTGTTCGAGACATCATAGTAGGTTGCTCTTTTGTAAAAGTTACAGAAGCAAAGCCTGGTCCGTAATTAGCTGCTGAATTTACATTTTGTCCTGCTTCATCTATTCCATAAGCAGGATCTGGTAATCTATTTGCAAAATTGCTAAATGATGCCATTATCCATCTCCTCCATACCCGACATTTACATCAGGTAAAAAATCTTGTCCATAGGAGTTAGCAGCATCTCTTATTGCTGCTACTACTGCTCCTTGATTGTTTGTTAATACTTCTTGTACACTTGCTCCGTCTAATGCGCTTACATTGAAAGTTAGGTTCATACTGTTATTTCCGCCGAGTGCATAGTTAGGTATGATTTCTTCTTTTGTTACAACTTCAGGTCCTCGTTCTCCCACTAACATTCCACCGTCTGCATAACCTTTTCTTCCCATTGCTCCACCTATAAAGTCATTTGCATTGGATCCAATTCCTTGTCCTCCTCGTAAGTATGCAGTTTCTCCAACTGAAGCTTGTTGTGAAACGTCTACTCTATTACTTCGTTGTCCGCCTATATTAATTTCTGAAGGTGGTTTTGAAGCACTTTCTCCTCCACCTTGGAAAGTTGTTTTCTTAATTAAAGCAACTTGAGCTAAACCTAAAGCTGTAATTGCTGCTGCTAGTGCAATTCCTATAGGTCCTGGAGCTACTGAATAAGCCATTGCTGCCGCTGTTGCAGTAGAAATTATTGCTGTTGCTATTTTTATTTTCTTATCTTGTTCAAAAGCTTTTTTCTGTATAGAAAGTTTTTTAGCTTCCATTTGTTGTATTTTTGCAATAGATTCTTTTGACTTGCCATCCATTCGTTTTTCAGCAGCAATCATATTATCAATTTCTTTTATTCGAGATTGAGCAAATCCTTGTTGCGCAGCTCCAAATGCTGATAGAGCACTACTAACTATTTGTGCTCCTGCTACAGCTTTAGCTACTTGTTCGTTTGAAAGACCGATTTTATCAAAAATTGGTTCTTCTCCCATAACTTTTGTTATATTTGATACTGTTTCTGAGAAATTTGATATTTGTGTAGCCATCTGAGTAAGAAATCCTATTGAAGCTCCAAACCCTTCGTTTAGTTTTCCAATAGCTTCTGCCATTTGATTAAATGCTGTTGTAGCAACTGCTGTTCTAGCTGCAACTTTATCTGTTCCATCTTCTATTTGTGAAAAAGCTGCTATAGTTGTAAATAGATCATCGCTTACTAGTCCTTTGGTGATTTCACTTTTTACTCTGCCCTCTGCATTTTCTTTTCTTTTGTTAAATAATTCACCTTCTTTACGTATTATTTCATCAACTGCTGCAATAGTTGCATCGTAAGCCTCTAACTCGTCTTGTGTGAAGTCTTCAAAGTTAAAAGCTGCAAAAGCATCTGCTTTTCTTTGTTTTTGTGTATTTAGGAATTTCTCATGTTGTTTATCAAGTAAATCTTGTTCTTCTTTAGCTAGTGCTTTCGCATTAGATATAGCACGTAAAGTCATTGCCATTTCACTTGCCTGTGCCCCTGATAGCGCTGCTCTATATGCCATATCTGAATCTGCAATACTTCTATTTAATTTTGCTAGTTCTTGTTTATGCTTTAAATCTTGTAAAGTTAACTCTATTCTAGTTTCTTCAAGAGTTAGTAACGTTTGGGAATCATCTAATTGCTGATTTTTTAATACGACATTTTGAGCTTCTAAGCCTGCAATTTGAGCTAAAATACCTGCTCGTTTTTCTTCTGGGACTTGTAGATTTTTTAAAGTTTCTATTTGTAAATTATTTGCATCTATTTCTGCTTGTAGCCTTTCTTTCGTTAACTGTAGAGATCGTGATGCACCTTCGACACTTAATTTTTCAAATTGTTTTGCTACTTTTATACCTGCATCTAATCTTTTTAGTTCTGTCTGTAAATTAATTGCATTTTCTTGTAATTTTGCAAATCCTTCTATTAAACTTGGTAGTTTTTCTGCAGCATTTTCTGAAGTTAAACCAAATTTTTCTGCTTGAGCACCCATGTCTTCAAGAATTTTTGCAACTTCATCTCCTTTTCCTGCAGCAGTTAGTTTAGTAATTGTATTATTTAATGCTTCAAAACTAGCAAGAGAATCATCAAATTCGGTTTTCTTTTCAAATTTTTGAAAGAATTTACCAAATACTCTCTCATTATCAGATACTTGTTTCTGTAAACTTGTAAGTTCGCCGTTTATATCTGCTACAGATTTTGAAGCTATGTTTAGTATTTTTGTGATTAAAGTAGCATTTGCTGTAGTTTTTCCTGCAGCATCAATTGTAACACCTACTCCATCTTTTGCAAGATCATTTGCTGCTTTTATTATTTCTTCTCTAAGTAGTTTTGATTCTTCACTATCATCTTTAAATGTTTGTCTAAGAGTTGTTTGTAATTGTTTTGTAGCTTTTCTTTCAAACTTAGAACGAATATCAGCTTCTTCTTCTGGACTTAATGCTTCTCGTGCTATACCAGAAAGGTCTCCTGCTCTTTGTCGTGCCTCATTAACTTTTTTAATTTGTGAATCAGCTAAATCTTCTGTTTCTTTTTTTGCTAAATTTGCGGCACTTGCTAATTCTTGTAAAATACCTGCAGTTACTTTATATGTTTTTATACCTATTTCGCCGGCACTTATTCCTGCCTTGCTTGTAGCTGCAGCTAATTGTTCAAACTTTTCTGGCATACTTTCAGTTATTGCTTTTAGATCCTCTAAAGACTTTATGGGTGGATTTGCTTTATTGTTAAGAAAAGTAAAAGCTGTAGAAAGTAGTCCAAGTGCAAATATTAATTGTCCAATAAATGGTATCATATTCAGTAACGCTGACCCAAAGAATTTAATTCCTACACTTGCTAATTTTGCATTTCTTCCTATCGTTGGAAATATTGCTGCGAGTTTTCCTCCAGTTGCTGCTGTAGTATCTGCATTTTTTCTAAAGTCTTTAAATTGTTTGCTTGCTTCTTTAAATCCAGCAATAGGGCCTGATTGGTTGATTGCAGCAAGTCCTACATTAGTTCTGTCTGCCATATCTACTTGAGAAGCAGATTTTCCAAGCTCTGGTAAAACATCAAGAGATTGTTGATTTGCACTTTGTAGTTGCTGCAAAGATCGAATTTCTGCCTCAGTAGCTGCTATTCTTGCTTTTGCATTATCTCTTGCTGTTTTTGTTTTCCCTTCTTCTGCAGTTTTTTGAGCAGTTGCTAAACGTTTGTTTGCAAGGATAAGTTCTTTTTTAATTTTCTTTTCGTCTACTGCTCCTTTCTTAAGTGCACCTTGAAATTTTCTCATACTTGCTGAAGGTTTTTCAATAGCTAATATTTGATTTCGTGAAGCTACTACGCTTTCGTCTGCACTTTCATTTAAAGCAGTTGCAACTAAATGTTGGTGTTCTGCAGCTTCTTGTGCTCGTTGAGACATCTGTCCAAGAGCTGGTATCATTGAAGTTAATATTGTACTTCCAAAAAGCACAAGTCCACCTATCATTACACCAGACGATCCTGCAAATAATTCTGCTATTGGAATAAGAACTGTATTAAGACTAGTTAGACCTGCTTTTGTAAGATCTGTAAAAGCAGCCGCTAATCTATCATAAGGGTTTACATCAATTGCATCTGCAATATCGCCATATTTTTTAGCACCTTGCTCATTAATTGCGTTTAAAAATGCTTGTTGTCTTTCGAATTGTGTTAATTGATTTGCGCCTTTGCCTAAGCTATTTGCATAAGCATCTACTGCATCATCCAAACGAACCATAATACCCAATTCATCCAATATTTCTGGTTCTAGTTTAATAGCACCTCGTGTTAATCTATCAAATGCATCATTAAGATTTCTACCAAGAGCTAATGAAGCTCCTCTCGCTACTTTTGCAAGTCCTTCTAAGTCTGCAGATGAAAAACCTGCTGATAAAGCTAATGAAGCTCCTTGTAAGGCTTCTTGAGTTGAGAGCGCTTCTCCTGTAATTTCTTTTAGTCTATCAACAACAATACTTGTAGTTCTACCTGACTCATTTGCCATAAAAGTAAAACCTTCAACAAGTTGTTCGAAAGCCGCAGCTTGCCTAAAGGCATTAAACGCTGCCGTTGCGGCAAAAACGTTAGCTGCTAATGTTGCGTATGCTCCAACTAATCCGCTAGAGCCTCCGCCGATTGTTTGTGAAAGTTTAGAAAAGTTTTTTGTACCGTTTGCTGTTTGAATTAATCCTTGTTTTTGGCGTCCGTAGTTCTTCTCTTGAGTTTTATCAAGTTGTTTTGTAGACTTGTTCGTTTTATCAATCTGATCAGCAAGACCTTTTTGTTTTTTCTGAACAATATCAAAGCCATCAGCAGTTGCTATAACTTTAAATTTAATATCGTTTGATGCCATTAACTTTTTCTTTTCATTCGGTCATACTCAGCTTTTAGTTTTTTCTGAGATATTTCGATTGCTCTACTGTCTAACCACAGTAATAATTCAAATACAAATTCTTTATTGTGTTCTTTGATTCCATAATATTTTAATAGAAATTCAAAGTTTGTATAGTCTTTACCAATATATCCTATTTCTGGGTAGACTCGATCTCCCATACTATTAAATATATTCATTGTTATGATGACTATATCAGGAAAATCCTCCCAGTCAGGAGGACATTTTTCCCAGTCGGGTTCTTCCCCCATTTGTTCCATCATTTCAAGATACTGGTCTTTTGTCATACCAATATCTTTATTGTCTAAAAATACTTTAAGCTTCTTTAATAGTTTTTGTTTTGCTTTTACTGCGAAAGTTTTCTAAATCAAAGACTACCTCATTGAGCCAGTTATCAAACTCACTTGAATTTTCTACTAATACTTGAGCATTAGACTCTGAAAATTCCATTTCTTTTGTAGAATCTTGTCCTTCTAAGTCTACAAGTAGTAAGTCTTGCAAATATTCTAATTTCAAGCCTTTCCAGTTTTTAACTGTTGCTTTTGTAAATTCTTCAACAAATTTTTCATCATTTAATTCATCTTCAAATTGACGAGTTTTACGATTAAATTTATTAATTGTACATTTTTTACGTAAGTTTGTTAATTCTTTTCTTGATAAATTTGCAAGTTCTACTTCAAATCCATTTAATCCTGGGAATTCTACCCAAGTTGTTTTACTATCTACTAGTAATGATTTTAATTCCATGTTGTTATATTCTCCTAATATGTTATAACGGTTGATAAATTTGCAGGATTGCCTACCAAACGATAGTCAAAAGCCTGCGTAAAAGCTTCTGCAGGGCTGGTTCTTTTAGTAAACATACAGTTTGCTAAATTTGCATCTAAAAAGGTGCTACCATTTACTACAGTTTTAACACGAACAGTTGTATCTGTGTTAAAAGTTTGCACTGTACTTGAATTATTGCTAGTAACATATTGTACTATGTTTCCAGAAACAACTCTTCTTCCAAGAGTATACTCAGAAGGGTACATTGCATTTGAAGCACTAGTAACTGAGAGACTGCTTTGTAATGTTTCATAGGGTGTCCATTCTATTTCATTTTGAACACTTAATGTAGCGGATATAATGTTTGAAACATCGGATCCACCAACTTCAACATCAATAAGCGATAAGGTGGGAGTTCTTGTTGAACTAGCACTCACCAGTGAGCCTGGGAGTGAATAAGAAGCATCTCCTACTCTTTCTAACTTAGTAGCCTGTCCTGAGACAGTTAAAGTTAGAACTGAACCTTTCGCTAAATTAAAATCTCCGTTAATAATAACGCAGCTACTTAATTTAAAAGTGCTTTCTCCAGTTACAATATATAAATCAAAGTTTTTTATATTTGATCCTGTGCTATCATAATCTGTTAAAAGACTTTTTACAATTGTTTCATCTTTTTCTGTTGTTAATGAAACAGTAAAACTAAAGTCCGCAGGATTAGCTTTTGTTACGCTTGTTCCCTGAAACATTTTTGTTTGATCGTGCAAAGTCTTTACTTCGTATGCATCTTCCGCAAATGTCTGGGAGAACGATACGTTGGGAGTCGTTTTTAATAAGTAACGACTCCCTCCATATACGAGGTGTACATTACTTTCTCGTAGAAAGTTGTACGCTGTCATTGTTATACAGTATAGTCTGTTGAATATTGACTGTCTGAGTGACTTGTTGAACCTACATAGGTAACAGTCATTTCGTCTCCTGTTAAGAGATCGGATCCATGAGCCGAGAACTCTACAGAAGTTGAAATTAGATCAGCAACTTCGATTGTTGGAATTTGTAAATGAGCTTTTGGCAAGGCAAAAGTTACTAAAGGAGAAGCTCCACTAGCACCACCCATTAATAGGCTCATATTGAATTCGTTTGTTACTAGACTTGTAGCAGCTGCTAAATCAGTTAATAGTTGATTTGAGCCGTCAGTCTTAGTGTCTAGGTACATAGTTAATGACCCAGAAATTTGTCTAGCTCCTGTAAAGGAACCAATTGGTTTATCCACAAGTCCAAGAGTTTCTGGAGTTACATAAGTAACATTATTAGCAATGGTAATTGAACCACCAGTAATATTAATATCATATGTAGTTGTAGAATCACTTGCAGTTGGATCTAATACTCCATTTGAGTTCTTAGTGGCACTGAGTGACAATGTTGAGAGTTTGTTTCTCAAGTAGTCAGCATCATCAGGACCTGAACAATCTGCATAGTTATATCCTTCTACATAAGTTACTGTAGATACAGAAGTATCTGTTCCAGAAGGTTTTGCATGTAAAGATTTTGAAGGATCTTCAATCGCAGTTTCAATTTGGTCAATTGTTGTTGCGTTTCCAGACCATGTTAACTGGGCAATTCCATCAATTGAGAAGTCAATCTCACACTGATTTACTTGAGCCTCATTTAAGCGATAAGTTGTATTTTCAAGAGCAAAATATATTGAAAGTTTCAATAATTCATGATGCTCTGATCTTTCAAATGTTACATCTGCATTTGTAGAATCAACAGCAATTGCTGATTGAGAAGTACCAGTAAGCGCCCCTCCTGTAATGTCTTTACCTGCGATAGAAGCCCATAATATATTTTCAACCATATCATGAGTTCCTGAACTTCTCCAGCTGTTAGTACCGTGTTTGTACGGTCTTACATAAGTCCCGAAAGACCATTCTGCTGGTGGTAAAGAGTCATTAAATCTTTTTGAACCACGGTTGGGTGTAGCACCTGCTTCGTTAATAGTAACGTCAGTTGCTTCACTTCCTTGTGAAAAGCTATATCCATCTAACACACCTAATCTAAAAGTATTAGCATCTGTGCCGTTTCCTTTAAATAGTCCTAGACCTGCTCTTGAGTTATCTGTAGTTGTTGTGCCTGTTACACCATTTACAACTGCAGCAAAACCTGTTCCAGATCCGCTGGTTGCTGATTGATCGACAGTGTCGTCATCTGCATATCCAGTTCCTCGAAAGTTATTTGGAATATATACTTCAGTTACAGCGCCACCAGATACAGCGGCAACAATACATTTTGCTCCACTTCCTGAACCGTCTGTTGTACCCAAAGTAATTACATCTCCGACTGCGTGTCCACTACCTCCAGTGAATCCATCTAAAGTTGAGATAGATCCTCCGCTGGCATGTACTCCGTTTACAGAGCTGACAAATACTTTCGTATTTCTCGATAAATTTAAAGCCATTTTGCTTTCTCCGTTTACTTTGGAAAGGGTTTGGCTACATTTTTATGTGCCTTACCTGTTTCCTAATATCGTACGGTGATTGCGATTTCTCCTATACCTAGAGGAGCAATTACTCCTTCGTCGGTAGTTATTGAGTCAATAACCATCTCAGTTAAACTAAGAGGTGGACTAACCGTATCATCGTATATTAAGGTATCATTGTTATCCAAGACAGTTTCTATATCCTCTAACAATAATGCCAATTCTTCTTGAGCATCATTTTCATTTCTAACGTATGCTCGTATTCCTATATTTAAAAATCTCCACTTAAATTCATTTGGTTGATATTCTCTAGTTTCATTTCCTGCGATTACGCAAACTTTTGGGTATGATTCTATTTCATCTAAGAATACCATTTTTCCTGCTACATTGCTATATACATTTGTATTATAAGGGTAATTTCCATTTATTAATTTTAATTGTTCAACGAGAGCTTCTACTACTTTTTTTCGTTTTGTTCTTGCTACCATTATACTCTCCTAAGTACGAATTTTGTTTCTAGTTGTCTTGTTGCCAACTCTCTAATACTTTTCTCTATAACCTGTCGAGGATCAAAAGCACTTGGGTATCCGTACCCTCCTTCAAATACTTGATAAGGATCTTTTTGGTAGGTATAATCAATTTGATTTAAGCCTACTCTTGTTGGTATTACAGCAAGTATTTGTGCTGAGTTTGCAAATCTACCTGTATCACTTCTTAATCCAGGTCGTCCCATATTTCTTTCTACTTGTTGTCCTAAATCTTTATTTAGTTGTCCTAGTAATACTCCTGGATCTACTGCTCTTTTTGTTTCTAAATTTTTCTTTTTATATCTATTTTTTGCATTAATTCTTTTTATAGAATTATTTAGTATTACTCCAGCCCCAACAATTCCAATCGGAGTTAATGGCACTTCTCGTTTTATTTTTGCATTTTTTCTAGTGCCTCTAACATTTAAATTTGTATTTTTACCTTTAAAGTTTAAAACAATATTTTTATTACCTTTAAATCTTTTATTAAAGTATAATCTAAGAGCATTTTCATAGGCTTGCCTTTGACTTGGAGAACCTGAGGCATCTACATCCAAAGCTAGTTCTCTTACTTTATCGACTGCTTCAGACGCTAACATTGCTTCTAAAGCTGATTGCTCTCCTTGGTTTTCGGTTGCTACCTCTAAAGAGACGATTGGTATAAATTCATTTATATATGTACCATCATCTTTAATGATCATTTTATGATCAACTTTTACACCTGCTTTTCCTTGTAATTGTTCAATTAAATTATCTAGTAGTTGTACTTCTTCTTTTGTTAATGCTTTAGCAGCATCAGTGTTCATAGCTACTTCTTTGGCTCTTCTTATATCTACTTGTGAAGTAGATACTCCAAATTGACCGTGTCCAACTTGCCAAAAAGTACCTGCTTTTCTATATTTTACATCATCTCTTCTTTTTAGTTCTTTTTGTTCGTAAAAATCTTCTAATAAAGTATCTAAGTTGGCTTTGCCGGTTTGCTTTTTTAGTCCAGCAGCAGCAGAATAGTTTGTTAACCCAACAATTAAATCAAAAGATTTTATTCTTTTTAATTCTGCAACTTTTCCAGCTTTAATTCCTCTCCAATTTCCGTCTCTAATTCTTTTAATTGTAGCTAGTACTTCTCTTTTTACTTCTTCATCTTGTGGGGTAAAAGGTGGTAAAGCTTCTTGTATTCTTATTTTTGCTTGATTCCACAATTGTTTTCTTTCAGAAGGAGAAGAAACTCTTGAATCTCCATAATTATATTTTTCGTACTGTAGTAATCCTTTAGCAAAATCTCTAAAAGTAACGACTAAAATTTGCCCTCTTTTTCGTGTAAATCGAGCCCTTCCTCTTTGCTGCTTAACTCCTTTTACACCTGCTTTTTTTGCCTCTGCTTCTTGCTTGGAAGTAACGGTATCACTTTCGTAATTTTTAACTATTAGTTCAGCAACTTTTCCTAAATTTGTTTGCCCCATTACTTATGGACTTTATAGAAATCTAATATTCTCTTAATGTGGTCTGGAAATCCTATATTTTCTCTTAGACTTGTAGATACATTATTTTGTATAGAAGCTCCCGCAATTTGTAGTCTATCCTTGCGTTCATCTTTTAAATAGTATTTTACTAAATCAAAACATGCTAGTTTTAAATCTTCTGGTGTAGATGCATACCCAGAGGTATAAACTACTTTTACTGCTTTTCTTCCTTTTGGAAAAGCTTTATCAGCTGTGTCATTCGTTCTAAAAATTGAATCCACTGTAGTGTCGACAATATACTCATATTTCCCACTTCCATCTGAATTTTCACTAATTAGTGTTACATAACTTTCTGATTGACTTTGTCTTTCCTCTACGGATACAACAGTATTTAATGGACTTTCATCTACCATTATTGAAGTTGTATAAGTATCTTTTATATCAAAGTACTCTGTTTTATTTGTTGAGTAATAATCAATAAAACTTGTGCCACAGTAAGTTTTTACTGCTTGACTTATGGCTGGCACTATAACATTAATCTTCGCATCTTCCGTCACACCTGTGATTCCTGCGAAGTCTTTATACTGTTGTAATGTTATTAAATTTGCCATAATTAAAAAGAGGGAGTGTTAAGGTACACTCCCAAAAACCATGTTACGTTAAGGGTTATCCTTAAGCACCTTTATACGCGTAAGCCCACTTAGAAGTAGCACCATCGATTAGATCGGTGAAGCCAAGTCTTTGTGAAGCAACTAGTACTCTGCGCTGATTAGCTACTTCGTAGTCAGACTCAACGGTTACACCGCGTAGTCTTGGCATTACGTAGTTTCTAGTATAAACAGCAATTGCGCCGTAGATACCAGCAGCTTTAGTAGCGAATTCGTCACACATTAGTACTCTTGAACCGAATACTTGACCAATTTCACCACTTAGCTTAGTAGCCATATCGCCAACTAAGTTAGCATCTTGGAATTCAGCATCTTCGAGTAGGTTATAATACACGTCTTGTGACACGATATAAACTACGTCGTTTGGATTGATTCCATATTTACCCATATTTTTTCTCATAGCTAGTAGGTCAGCTGCTGTGACTGCGTCACTTGATGCAAAACCTGAAGCACCTGCTGAAGTTTCATGATTGTCTGAATCAGCTGCTGCTAATAGACCTTCAAATGCGCCTGAAGTGTAAACACCATTATCGTGGTTACCTGCTAGGATTGCATTTTCAATACCTCTTGCATGTGATCTAACCATTGACTCTCTAATTAAAGGAAGAATTGGTAAGATTGCATCTTCTTCAGTTTCATTACCTAAGTAAGATTGAGAAATAAGCTTCACGGTTGAAAGAGTTCTTTCAGTCAAGTCAACGCCACCATAAGGAGCACCAAATGTGTCGCCTCTTTGAGCTAAGTTACCGTGTGGGCTTGAACCTGAAGCTGTTTGAGCTGAAGCGAATTCAGCATAACCGCTATCTGGTAAGATTGGGATAATCATGTTTGCAGAAGTCATAGTAATTTCTCTAAAGAGAGGTGCTAGAACTAATTCATTTTGAATATCTCTTTCAATGTTTGTTGAAACAACTTGCTCAAAGTCTGCTGAAGAAACGCCAACACCTGAATGTGCGTTAACTTTTTCCATTAAACTCTTAGCCATATTGTTGTCCCATCCTTTACCAGTAGCTAAACCAGCAAATTTTGCGTCTAGAATATCTTGCTCAAATTCTTTTTTCCAGTCACCGTTAGATGTTCTGTCTGAAAAATGTCTTTTGGATTCTCTGATATTCATGATTTCTTCTGATTTCTCAGAAAGTTGAGCCTCAAGAGATTTAACAACTTGTTCTAAATTAGAATAGTCTGCTTTTACTCTTGATTCTACATCATTCATTAATTTTTCAGCACCAGTTAGTCCTGCTTGAACGATAGTTTTTTGCTCTTCCTGTTTTGCTTCCTCGGAGGCTTTAAGAGATTCAGCTTCTGCTTGTGATTTCTCAGCAGCTTCTAAAGCTAATTTCTCTTCAGCAGCCTTCTGCTCGGCTTGTTTCATTGCATAGCTAGCAACTGCTTTTTCAGCAGCTTCAGCGGCAAATTTCTCAAGATCGAACTCAGGTGCTACAGGAGCTTGTTTTTCATTTGACATATTAGTCTCCATTTCCTGGGCGTCTGCCCTATTTGACTGCTCAACTTCAACAGCGTCTGCTGAATCATTTGAGTTAGTCTTGTAAAAAGTTTGCTTATACTTGTTGTAGTCTTCCATAGAATCGAATGACTTGCTTAATCCAAAGGTTGCCCCTTGGTTGCATGGCACTGAAACTACAGATACTTCGAAAAGTTCCGCGTCCTTTATTTTATATCCATCGGTTTCTGTCATATAATCAGCGTCCTTGACTTTGAAACCAACAGAAAAAGCTCCAAGGACACCGTCTTTAATTAATTGTGTTACATCACCAGCAGCTTTTGAAATCTTTGCAGAAATCTCTAGTCCGTTCTCTGTAACTGTAATATCTTTTGCTCTACCAATAGGTTTATCATAGTTATGATTAAACAAGATAATAGGATTATTTTTAAAGTTTTCTAATCCTCCTTTTGCCCAAGCATCTGCTTCGATAATATCTCCAGCTCTGTCTAAACCATTCGTGCTTGCTGATCCTTTAATTTCAACTCCACCGTCGTCGGTGTCACCTAATGATTTAAATGTACTGGTCCAATGGAAGATCTTATTTGACATCTTTTTTCTCCTTTTTCGGTGCTACTTTTTTAGTAGCAGCTTTGGGAGCAGGGGTTGGTTTTGGTGTAAGTTTAACTG